TCTTTTTCGCCACGGACGATTTCCCGAAGATCGCGCTGCCGATCACGCGGTTTATCCGCAAGAACCTGTTTCCGAAGCTGATCGCCGCCGGTGCCCATCGGATCGAAGCCGTCAGCATGGCCGGTTACGACCAGACGCACGCCTGGTTGCGGACGATCGGCCTCGAGCGGGAAACGGGACTGATGCATGGCTACGGGAAGCGCGGCGAGGCGTTTGTGCAATTCTCATGGAGCGCGAATGTTCGTCCGTTTGGCGCTTGAAGAAGACACTGACGCGATCATCGAAATGGCGCGCATGAATTGCGAAATTTCGACGCCGCATCTGACGTTCTCGCCAGAGAAAGTGCGCGAGACGGTCCAGAATTACCTCGACTATGCGAGCCCGACGATGTTCGTCGTCGAGCATAAGCGGGAGGTCATCGGCCTGTTGGTCGCGACGATCAACGAATACAGGCACGCCACTGGACTTTACACCACGCAAGAGGTACTTTTCGTGAAGCCCGCGTATCATGGCAGTCGCGCCGCCATAATCCTCACGAAAGAGCTCATCCGCTGGAGCGAAATGCTCGGTGCGATAGAGATTACCGGAGGAAACGACAACTCCTATAAGTCGGAGAGAACTGCCAAATTCCTTGAGCACTTCGGATTTGAGCAGGTCGGCTTTTTTATGCGGCGGATGATGAATGGGTAAAAAGGGCGGCGGTAATAAAGAGGCGAAACTGGCCCGTAAGGACGAACAGGAACGCCAGGCCAAAATCCGTGAAGGCACAACGAGGGTCAACTCGATCTTCGACGGCCAGTTCAACGACGACTATTACAACAAGCAGCGCGACAGCTACATCAACTACGCGAACCCGCAACTGGAAAAGCAGTACGGTGACGCGCAGAAGGAATTGACGTTTGCGCTCGCCCGCGGCGGCAATCTCGACAGTTCGGCTCGCGCCGACAAGGAAGCCGAGCTGCAGCAGGCATACGACCTGAACAAGCAGAAGGTGGCCGACGACGCGCTGGCCTACGGCACGAAGGCAAGAACCTCCGTCGAGGACGCCCGCGGCAATCTGATCTCCATGCTGAACGCGACCGGCGACGCGGAAGGGGCCGCCAATTCGGCTATCTCCCGCGCTTCGGCGCTGTCCGAACCGGCGGCCTATAGCCCGCTCACGCAACTGTTTGCGGACTTCACTTCCGGGCTCGGCACGCAGGCGGCGTTGGAAAAGGCGAACTACTACTCCGGAGGCCAGACAGGCGCCAGATATTCGACGGGCTTGTTCGCGCCGAGCAACAAAGCCGTCGTGGTCAAATAAGGAGATACGGCGATTTGTGACCCATTGACCATCGCAGGCGTTGCCCTCTCCGGCGTTTCGGCCGCGATGAACTCCGCCGCTCAATCCAAGATCCAGAGCGCCCGCGACGACGCGATGGCGGCTGAACGCATTCGTCAGAAGGGCTTCGACCAGGAAGCGGCGGCCCTGAACGAAACGGCCGACAACCGCTATCAGAATTTCGAAGGCCAGCAGGCCGACAAGTCGGCGGAGCTTTCCGATTATTTCACTGGTCAGGAAGTCCCGCAGCCGAGCGCCGAGGCGGCTATCCCGACGACCGCGTCGAATATCACGGTCCAGGAAGTCAACAAGCAGAGGGGCCAGGCGAAGGACTTCACCGATCGCACCGGCAACGCGCTCGGCGAACTGCGTTCGTTCGGCGACCTGCTCGGCGATATCAGCCGCTTGCAGGCTCGCGATGCCGGGACCATCGGCCAGATCGGCGGCTTCAAGAAGGGTTCGTCAAGCGTCCTGCCGTATGAGCTCGAGGCCGCCAACAGCAAGGGCAATGGCCTGAAGCTGTTCGGTGACATTCTCGGCGGCGTCGGCGGTATCGCAACAAGCGCCGGCCTGTCTGGCGGCTCGCTGTTCGGCGGAGCCGCGAACACGGCCGTTTCGCCCGGTTTCGGTGTGGGCAGCATGGCCGCGGCACGCGCTGCTGATCGCGCCAGCATGCCCGGCTATGCGGGCGTTTCTTCTCTTTATGGAGGCCGCTGATGGCCGGCGTCATATACGGCATAAAGTACAAGGCCGACGGCAAGTACTGTTACGTCGGGCAAACGCGTGCTGCTCCGAAAGAACGGTGGCGCGAGCACAAGAAAGGCCGCACTCCAATATCGCGGGCGCTACAGATGTTCGGCGATGGCGAATTTGAGATGGATGTTTTGGAAGAGGTTCCGCTGGATCGCTTGAATGAACGCGAAGCGTATTGGATCGCCGAATTGGGAACACTGTGCCCGGCGGGTTTGAACTATCGCGAAAGTGGTTTTTACCATCGGATGACGGAAGCCACACGTGCCCGCATGTCGGACGCGCGCAAGAAATTGTGGTCGGACCCGAATTTTCGCGAAAAGACACTCACCGGGATGCGAGAAGCTTGGAACGACGAAGCCAGGAGAGAGAAAGCAGCTGAGAGCGCAAAAGCGCAGATGGCCGACATGGAGACACGCGCTCGCATCGCGTCATCGCACAAGGGGCAGAAGCGGAGCAGTGAAGCCAGAGCCCGTATGTCCGAAAGCGCGAAGGCGAGGTGGGCAGATCCTGAGTTCAAAGCACGCGAGATAGCAAAGCGCGTAGGGCGAAAAGCCAGCCCTGAAACACGGCGTAAAATGTCAGAGGCAAGCGCCGCTCGATCTATCAGCCCCGAACTGCGCGCCGCCTATTCCGAAGCGGCGGCACGTCGTTGGGCGAAGGCGCGCGAAGCGCAAGGAGCTTGTTAATGCCTAACATCCAGTCGTCCAGGTATTACAATGATCCGGCGATCGGCCAGGCGTTCAGCAATCTTGCTGGCCTGTTCGCGCCGCCGAGCGGCAGCGACCTTGCGGGCTACGCGACAGCCAAGGCCAAGAAGGAAGAAGCCAGCCGCCTCGCGCAAATCTTCAATTATGCGAACGACCCGAGCTACAATCGCGAGATGGCCGACCGCCTGCTGACGCTTGGCGGCCTTGTCGCGCCGAGCCAGTCCTACTATTCGGTCGACCAAGGCAATATGACGACCCGTCGCGGCCAGGATGTCGCCGCGCAGACGTCGATCACGAACAACACGGCGGACAACGCCCGCCAGATGGACCAGACCCGGCTGCAGCAGACAGGCGAGACAACCCGCGCCATGCTAACGCCAGTCGGGCAGGGCGCGACGCGCTTTGTGCCCGGATCGATCGCCGAACTCTACGGCGTGCCGGAAACGCAGACGGGCGTCGTCAATGTCGGCCAGGGCGAGACGGCCACGCTGCCAGGCGGCCAGGTCATCACCGGTCAGGCCAAGCCGCTGACGGAAGAGCAGGTCAAGGGTGGGGAGCGGGAGCGGTTGACGAACAGCGGCCTCCTCACCGATCAGATGCTCGTCGACGCTATCGTCGGCAAGGAGACACCCGTCAAGATCGTTCGCGACGGCAAGGAAATCTACGCGTCTCCCGGCGCCGCGGTTCGCGCGGGTGCCGAAGCGACGCCGTCTCCTGAAAAGGCGCTGGTCGAAGGTACGGCGAACGTCAACGGCAAGGCGGTTCAGGTATTCCGCAAGCCGAACGAGGGCACCTATTACACTGTAGACGGGCAGCCGGTTCCGGCTGACGTCCAGGTGTTCGACAAGGCGCGTCCGGTCGGCACCAGCGAACAGATTGGCATGAAGTCGACAGAGGCCAGCGACAAGGCCGGCATATTCTACAATCGTGCGGCTCCGGCGAGCACCAATCTCGACGACGCGCTCAAGAGCGGCTACGTGCCGAGCGACGTCGATTACGAAACGGCTCTCGGCTTCATGAGCGGACTGCCGAATGCCATTAACCGGCACTTCACGTCCGACGATGGGCGCAAGTTCTATTCCAATGCGCAGAATTTCATGATGGCCATTCTCCGCCCGGATACCGGCGCGGCTTTCGGGCCCGAAGAATTCCAGAGCTACGCGAAGGTCTTCATCCCAATGCCCGGCGACAACCCGGAAATCCTCGCGCAGAAGTCGCTCGCCCGTCAGACCGCACTTGCGGCGCTGCAAGGCACGTCCCGCGGCGCGGCCGAGCAGATATCCGCAATCATGCAGGCGAACGGCCTCGAGATCCCGCCCGAAATGGCGGCCGTCATCGCCCGCGGCGGCGTAAAGACCGCCGCTGCGCAGCCGGTGGTTCCCGCTGGCGCGCCCGCTCCGGCGACAGCCGCGGCGGGCCGTCTGAAGTTCGATGCTAACGGCAATCCGGTGCAGTAATGGAAGCAGAACTCTTCGACGGAACGGTACTGGAGTTTCCCGACGGCACGGCGCCGGAGGTGATCCAGCGTGTCGTCAAGCAGCAGACGGCAGCCCGGCAGGCTGCGCAACCCGCGCCGGCACCAGCCGCTCCGGAGCAACCGAGCACGGCGGCTGACACCGTATATGGTCTTGGCGTCGGCGCTGTGCGCGGCGCCGTCGAGCTCGGCATGCTGCCGGCTACCATCAAGCGGTATGGGGATATGGGCGCCGAGTATGTCGTCAACAAGGGCGACGCGCTTGTTCGCTCTATCTTCGGCCTCGATCCGAGAAGCCCCGAGCAACAGGCTGCGATCGACAAGGCGAAGAACGAGAGTTGGGCCGGCCAGATGGATAACGCCATCTATGCGGGCCAAGACGCCGTTCGCGGCGTGATGGACGAAAATCTGTACGATCCGCGGACGTCACTTGGCAAGGGCGCCGAGACGGTCGGTGAATTCCTGGCGCCCGGCGGCATTCCGTCCAAGGCTGCGCGCGCCGCGCCGACGCTCGCCCGCAAGGGTTTTGAATACGCGCTGGACCTTGGCCGCAATGTCGTCGTGCCGGGCGTAGCGTCGGAAACTGCCGGGCGATTGACGGAAGGCACGAAATACGAGCCCTGGGCGCGCTTTCTTGGTGCTCTCGCTGGTAACGCGACGACCGGACTGGCCAGCGCGCTCAACACGCCGGAAAGTGCGCTGCGCCGCGCCGTCGGCCCCGCCGATCAGATCGATTGGGCGCGGGCGCTTGGCTTGCAAGACAACTCGACGGGCATCCGCCTGACGGGGCCGGAGGCAATCACGCAGGCACAGAACGGTGCTTCGGCGCTGCCGAACGTGCTGCGTATGGTCGAGGGCAACGTCGAGGGCCGCGCCGCGACCGCACCGTTCTTCGCCGCTCGCCCGGCGCAGGTCGACGCGGCTGTCGGCAACCTGCTCGACGCGATCGGGCCGCAGAGCCCCAACCCTTCGGTGCTCGGCCCGCGCGCTTCTGAAGCGGCGGGTTCCGTGCTCGATAAGGCACGCCAGGACATCAACGCACAGACGAAACCCCTGTACGCGGCTGCAGAGCCGACGCTTGTGCCCGACGCTGAATTTCAGTCGATCGCTGCAAACCCCCGTTTCAAATCGGCCCTCGCCCGGCTGCGGGAAAATCCTGACTTGTCGCCGGATTACGCCAATCTGCCGGACAACTCCGTCGCCGTCATCGACGCGGTAACGAAGGACATGTTCGCCCGTGGCGAGGCCTTGGCGAACAAGGCGAACCCCTTGTATGGGCCGGAACTGGCCGCCAAGAACACGGAAGGGGCCATCGACGCTCGCGATCTCGCGCGCGACCCGACGCGCGGCGGCTCCCCTGAATATGACCAGGCGCTGACCGAACAGGCACGACTGCGCCGCGATGTGCTTCAGCCGCTGCAGGAAGGCCCGCTCGGCAAGGTCGCAGCAGCCAACGAGACAACGGCCGCGGGCAACGCCATTCTGCCGCAGAACCCGTTGACCGGTTCGCAGGGTGAAACGGCCGACGCTGTGCAGCGACTTGTCCAGCAGGATCCGGAAACGCTCGTCGGCCTGGTCCGGCAGAACGTGGCCGATCGCTACGGCAAAGCGGCCACAGAGACGCAGGAAGCGAACCGCGAATTCGCAGGCGCCAAGTTCCATAAGGATTTGGCCGGCAACCAGCAGCGGCGCGATACGCTCGAGGCGGTGCTCGCCAACCTGCCGACGCAGGCTGCGGCGAACGCTGCGCCCGAACTGCTGGACGTGCTCCAGGCCACGGGCCGGCGCAAGCCGATCGGTAGCGCGACCGA